TTTCATGATCTTACAAGCACTACGAATACCATTTATGGTAGTAGTTTTATTACCATCTTCATCGGTTTTCAGTTTCAGCTTACGCATAGCAACTACAATAGAACTTGCGTAGATAAAACCTTGACCACCACTAATTTTATCATCTGGATCAAACATATCCTGACTCGCGTAGGTGTGATTAGTACAAACCAACCCAACATTCCATGAGCCAAACATGTTTACACAGTTACGAACGAGACTGGTGAGTGCTTTAGGCTTTCGACCCATATCGCCCTTCATCTCGCCTGCTTCGAACTGATTTACATCAGTCGGAGTCAACAACATGCCTAAACTATCGATAACGAAAAGAATCTTTGGGCGAGCCTCTTCAGGCATCACTTTATATTCTTTCATGAATTCTGATATAGTTTTAGCCACATCATCAATCATAGCCATATTAAGTTTAAGCAGTTTATCTTCACTGGTACTAACACCTAAATCCAACAACCACTTTTCATCAAGAGCGTTTTCGCTATCAACTAAGATAACAAATATGCCTTGTTCCTGAGCGTGACGGATGATGTTACCAGAGCAGATGTAACTCTTACCAGCACCACTTTCTCCAGCAAATACAGTGACCTTACCTAAAGGGACTCCCTTAAAGAAGTCCCCCGAGATAAGATAGTTTAGGGCGTAATTACCAGTTGAAATCCAATCGGTTGGGTCGTTAAACCCTATTCCCAAGCCATCAATAGATTTAGTGATAGACTTACGGAACTTCGAAATATCGAAGGCTTTCCCCATAGTCTAACTCCTTATTCTGCTTTTTGACGGTTACGGATCATCGCAAGGATGTCCTGTGCTCGGCTTCCACTATCACCAGCATCTGCTTTCGATGCTTCCACTTTAGCTGGCTTAACAACTGGTGGAACATCATCTTCGTCGATGCTATCTGCTACAATAGGCTTTGCAGCAGTTGGCTGGGATGCTTTACCTGCGTCAGCATTACTGTTGTAGCCTGCTGGTTTGAAGTATTGTCCCCACTTGTCCATGTCAAATGCTTCGCCATCAACTGACGCTTCAAACATTTCTTTCATAACTTTAAGTTCAACGTCGCCGGGCTTCTTAGGTAAGAAGTCCTTGAGATTAAACACACCGTACTGCTTGATTGCCGCATTTTCATCTTCGGCTAGAGCACGTTCACGACGAGCCCAATTTGAAGTAGAATAGTCTGCGTAACCGCCTTTACTGGTCTTGGTGATTTTGAAATCAGTGCCGCGAACATAATCAGTTGGCAATTCTTCCATATCTGGGTCAAGCAATGCTGCCTTGATGATATTAAAGATCTGGCTACCGATGATGAATCTACGGATTGGATTCTCTGGAGTCTTTCCATCTTCTTTGTAACTGCTATCAACCACGAAGCCTTGGAACAAATAACTACGCTTCTTCCAATACTTACGACCCATTTCCTCAAGGCCCTTGTCTTTGAACCAAGGACGAACCTCAGTAAGAATTGGACATGTCTCGCCCCACATTTCCATACAAGGAACTTGTACAGTAACGGGTTTAGAATTAGTTTCACCTTTTACGCCAGCGAATGGCAATTTGATCATTGCTCGTTCGACCCAGAAAAAAGTGTTGTTTGGATCAGCGTCAGGTAAGAAACGAACAGTAGCTGTTTGTCCTTCTTGAATGTTCCAATGGGGGTAAATTGCGTTGTCTCCACCGCTTGCGCCGCCGGTGTTTTGTTGAGATGCTTGTTGAAGTTTTGCGCGAATTTCTGCTAAAGTTGCCATAATGATTTTTCCTTATAAATGTTTTATGTGCCGCTTTCTTAAAGCCAACTGACTAAAAGAAAAACTGTGCATAGCGTTAACTATACACAGTTTTATTTATCATCGCAACCTCAATGATTGCAAATCTGATTTTATTTTGCCAAACCTGCTAACTTTCGAATTCTATCAAAGTCTTGACTTTCATTGGCTTCGGCCCATCCCATCTTACCGCCGCCGGATGGTTTTTCAGCCCCGTCGCCGTGTACTGGACCAAAGATACCGTTTTGCTCTTCTTCCATTTCTTTGTTACGGATTTCGTGCTTCCTAGTTACTTTGTTAAGTGGAGTGTCGTCCATGTCACTAACCATTCGACCTACGATGTGCCCGTACCCTTCGCCAAATTCTTTGTTGGCCATGATCTCTAATTCTGTAGGACCTTTCCTCCAAGGACTAGCGAATCCTTCTTCTTTATAGTCTTTGTTATAGTGACCCATGAGCCATTCTGCTAGATCTCTTACAGTAGGTTCTTTAGTTTTTTCTTCACCGCCTTCTGGATCAATGTCAGCATTTGCTGGCTCTTCTATCGGTTCTTCTTGATCTTGCGGATCTGCTGGTTCTTCACCTTCTGGGGGTTGATACCCTAGCTCTGCTGCTGCTTCTGGATCGTCTTTTGCTAACCAACCTAAGATAGTATCTGTTGGATCGGAATCAGGATTTGCTCTAGCCAATGCTATAAGAGCTTGTGGCAAATCGTCGCCTTCATCTTTGATAACACCGATGCCCTGTAGCGCTTCAATTGAAGGAGTAGCATCTACACCTACAACATCTATGTTTCCGCTGTCTAATAAATCTTTCAATGCCATGATAGTATCCGGTTCTAAATAACCTTCTTCAACACGGTCGGCCCAATTTTCAAATTGCTCAAACCCTTCTTTCTTTGGAATTGCCTGTTTTGCTAGATGTTTTGCTCTAGAATGGCCGCCGTGTTCGGAACCATCCTTACCTTTAGTATCTGTGGGTTTCTTATCTTCTTTCTCACGAGTATCAGCCTCGTCGTCTGTTTCCCAAGGTAACGCAGCCTCTTCTACATATTCTTCAAGGTCGAGCTCTCCGGCTTCCTGCATGATGCTATGTATCAAAGGAAAATACTGTGCTAGGTCTTCTTTAAAACTGCTAACAGTAAACTTACTCTTATAATCTTCCATAGTTGCTTGATCCATCTCTGCCATGCCTTGCATAGTAGATACAGGTTGCCAGCATTCTGACCATTCTTGATAGTGATGTTGTTTACCGAGAGCATTTATCTGCCCTCTTAGGCTTTCTAATTTAGCGCCAGCACGTTCGGCGATATTATTTACTTCTTGATTCATGCCGTCATGCCCGCCCATGTGACGTTTGAATGCGCTAAGTTGGGCGATTTGTTCACTCATACCAATGATAGCCTTGCCCTTGTCATCATAGGGCTTGCCCCCATGAGCACAGTGCATCTGCATGGCTTTTGCGCCCGCTACATGGATAAAAGGATATTTGAAACGCTCGCCTTCTTCGTTTTCAACATAAAGTGCTTTGATATTATTGGCTCTGCTTCTCGCTCCAAAACTTTCATCTTCGATATTTTTGTGATGTTTAGCAATCAGTTTGGTTTTTTGAAGTTGGCGGACGCTGGTCTTTTTACCGCCTTGGAATTTAGATTCGTTCATATTTGTTTCGTCCTTGGGGCCTTTTGCGGCAAGATATTGGAAATCATCTTTGTTTAGATTGCTTTTTGTTATGTCTCTAGTATCAAAACGTAACAGTCTACGCATGGCAAAATTTCTCATTTCTCTTAGGAAATCATACCAATATTTTTTGTAATCGGAATCACTATTTTCTAAAAGACTCTGACCGTAAAATACTTTCAATGTTCCTAGTTCGTTGATGCTTATGCTAACTCTGCCTAGGTTGTTTTCTTCGATAGCAAAGTCAAAGTCAAAAAATCTAGCTTCTCTAGGGTCCATCGTGATAGCGCCAGTTTCGTCGCCCATCTCTAGGTTTGAGAATCTGCTGCGTATTTTGTCAAATACATCTTGGCTGATAATTTCAATAGTTTTCATATCTGTATTTATTAAAAACTGCTGATGTAGATTGGCATAGGTAGATCGTAATCATCCATCTTGGCATCTTCGATCATCTTGTTATAGACCATAGGATCCCAATCTCCTAGCATCATTATCATACGTATGATCAGCAATAACCCTGCCACTAAGTCGTCGTGCTCCTGGCTTTTAGCCTTAAATGTAATGCCTGTTGCTACGAAAGTCTTGAGTTCTGATATCAGGCTTTTACTGTATATGCTTATTTTTTTCTGCTCAATCAACTGCTTGGCCTTGGCACAAGCTGATATTTTAGCGATGTGAGTAGTATTAAATCCCCTGCGGAATCTACGTACATGACCTTTCTTTAAAGGCTCACTCAAGAACATGCCCGGGATGCTTTCCTCGCCCATTTCGTTTATAGCAACTAGGGCAGCTTCGCCTACGGTATTATTTTCTACACTGTAATAGATCTTGGGATTAACGCCCTGTGCTAGATTTTCAGTCTCTATATATTTGCAGATTTCTCTTAGAATTTTTACCTGGCTTTGTATAGGGGTGGTGTTATGTTGCCACTCTCCTACCTGTTCTAGAGACGGCAACTCAAATATTTCAATAGCGCCATAATCGCCGCCCGTACCGAGGCTAGGATCTAATGCTATTAGATAAGTAGAATCGGGTTTAATTTTTCTATACCACCGGACTTGGCCCATTTTCATTATAGGTTCTATACCTTCCATGCCGGCAAGGCAGATAGAATTGATTAGCGTTTCGTCAAATATCAAGAATTCACATTCGTGCTCACGACGGAATCGCTCTTCACCAATACGCCCCTTTTCTTCGTCTGCCCACTTTTGATCTCTTTCTGGGTGCTCTTTCCAGTATGCTTGGAATGGGAAGAATCCGTTACGTCCTAGTAGCGATTGATTACCATATTCGTCGATGCGTTTGTTAGCTTCGTGCCATATTAGAGCAAATTGGTCCTCGTCCGAGTTAGGTGTTGAAGTGATAATAGCTTTACCACCAGTTGCGAGTGTAGGTGATATTGAAGTCCAGAATTCTGTGGCAATGTTAGGCGGGACGAAGGCAAACTCATCAGCGTAGAGTAATGACAATGACATACCACGACCTGTTGTTTCTGTAGTGGTCTGTGCTACGATACGTGATCCATTGTCAAATTCGATACTTTCTTTGTTATAACTTGTAGCACCACAACGTATATGATCAGGGCATAATTCATAGGCATAACGAATACGATTCATGATTTCTCGAGCACCTGTATATTTGTGTGCGGCGATTAATATCGTACTGTCTGGAATAAACATAGCGAACCACAGAAGATAACCTGCGGCTGTGGTAGTTTTGCCCGTCTGCCGTGGAAGCAAGTTTACATTGAATCGATGATTGTGATAACTGTCAACTAATCGTTGTTGGTATTCAAATGGTTTATATAACAACTTACCTTTGGTAGGATGTTGTATATGAAAAAAGTTATTTAAAAAATAATGGGGACCATTAACCTGATCCATACAAGCGGCAAGATCTTTTACATCTTTTTCTGTAAAGCGCTGAGTGCTATGTGCCGTTTTTATCAGCTTACCGTCTAAATTTTTTGATCCCATATCTTTATTTACAGAAAAAAATAGCCCCCGAAGGGGCTATTTGGATTCACTTAAGAATTACTTAGCTGCATTTTTCCACATAGCGGCAGCAGCAATCTTCTTGCCTTTTTCTCCGCCGCCTGCTTTGGCTGCAACTTTATCGAAGCTCTTGCCGGGCTTACCGATGTCTTTACCTGCCTTGGCTTTTTTAACCAAGCTAGATTTTTCGCCTTTACTCATACCAGCACTAGGCTTTGTTGCTTCTGAAACAAATTTCTTGTAATCAGAAAACAATTGGTCTGCTAGCGTTTCCGCCATAGCAGATGGTTGATTTGTAACACCCTTGTTATGTCCACCAGCATTTGGATTGTATGACATTTTATTACTGTTATGTGCTGGAACATTGTTAGGATCTGCTGGAGTATTATCATATGATTCGTTGTCAAGCATATCCATCATCTTTCTCATAGGATGCTTATAAGCATCTGCTACAGGTTGATCGCCTTGTCCGGAATCAGAAGTCTTCTTAGGAGGAGGTGTTGTCTTAGGAGGAGGTGTTTTCTTATTAAGAATACCGCCATCGGGATCGCTAGGAGCGGGAACATTAGGTTGTCCCTGTTTAGGAGGATCAGCAGTCCATACACCGCCTACGATAGAACCTTCATCTGTTTCTGCGTCAGCACCGATATCTTCTGGTTCCATATCAGATAATTCATCGGCCATGCCGCGAATTTCGTCTGCCATCGATCCTAGATCACCTTCTTGATCCATACCCATGCTTTCGTCTTCTGGCGCATCCATATTGGTACCGTCTGGATCGGGCTCGAACCCTCTTTTATCCATAGGAATAGGAACTCCGTCTGGAGTTGGACTAGGTGACGGAACCGGTGTAATTGTTACCGGCTCTGACATGTAGCCTTCGTCTTCTGGTGGATTAGAATTTGCGCCTTTGTTTACAAAACTGTTAGGATCGCCTAAGCTATAGTTCTTCTGAGTCTTAGATCCGGCCCCTAAACTGTAATCAGTTTTTGGAGTATTAATCATGTCAGTAGTAGACGGAGATGTAGTTGGAGTAGCAGGATTAGGATCAGTTGACGGCTCTGGATAATCTGGATCCTTCATTAAGGTTACAGGTTCTGACATGTACCCTTCATCTTCCGGAGGGTCGTTCATCTTGTCCATCATGGCTCTCATGATTTCGCCCGAGTCGCCGTGAGCAGCGATCTTAGAA